GTCTGGTGAGCTAGAATTTAGCATTATAGATGGTGGTTTTGGATATACTCTAAATGCTATTGTTTCTGTGACTGGCGGCGGCGGAACCGGAGGCGATTTTAGAGTCGGCACTTTATCTAATGTTCAGTTTGTTGATGTTTATACTGATATCGTTAATAGTTATGCGACAGTTGCTCTAGCAACATATTCATCAGCTCAAACAGGTACAGTAGCTATAACTTCTGGTCAGACAAATGTTATTGGCACTGGCACACTCTTAGATACTGAGTACGCCGCGGATGATATTATTAAAATTGGTACAGGTGTTGTTCGCTCTGTAGTATCTGTTACAAACTCTACACATCTAGTAGTAAATCAAGCATTCACCTCATCTTTGACTGCGCAGTCTCACTATAAAGATATATCGAACTACGGGTTTCCTTCAACGCAGACCACCCGCGAGTATTTAAATACACCAGTTATTTCTGCACTATCTATTGAAACGCTTGAAGTAGGTACTATTAGATCACTAGCGAATGTTAATCCTGGCCAGGACTACACATCTGAACCTACAATCACTGTAACAGAACCTACAATCATAGGATTAGGTATTACATCTACTGGTAATAGTGTATGGGGTAATGATGCTGTTATTACTGCAACAGCTGGTGTTTCGCAAGGTATTGTTTCTGCAGTTGATATTATTGATTCCGGGTTTGGATTTAATCAGCATTCAGTATTAACGATGCAACGTGATGGTAATGATAATATTGTTACTGGTAGTGGTTTAGTTAATGGTATCGGTCGCGATGCAGGTAAGTTTGTTGACACTAAGAGCTTTCTTGATAACAATAAAAAATTACAGGATATGTACTATTATCAGGAATTCTCATACGAAATCCAGTCATCGTACAGCCCTTCTGTGTATGAAGCTATCGTATATAATGTTATGCACCAGGCTGGCACCAAAATGTTTGGTAAGCCTGTATTAGTTGCTCAATATCTGCAGACTAACAACTATATCAATCTCGCAACTACTCAGACAAACACATTTTCTCGTGCATCGTCAGCGACTTATTTTGGTGCTGATGGTACATTACAGATTGCTGCAAATAACGAGCAGAGATTTACATATAATTTAAACGATCGCTATACTTACAATTTTGCACGTAGCTCTAATGCATATTATATTAATCCTAATAGAGTTCTAGCACTGGCTAATACAGATGAATTAAGATACACGCGATATGATGATTATGGTGCTCCGCAGGTTCTAATTGAGCCTGCTAGTAACAACTGGGTAACAAACCCACAAGCATACCATGCATCAAATAGTTACCCTACAGATTGGGGATATTATGCTGCCAATCCTGGTACACTAACAATGTCAGAATATACACGTGGTACTGAAGATGGTATTCCATATATTGATATTAGATTTGCCGGTACAACATCAGCTGCTGGTTCTGCATTATTATATTTTAACCCTAATAATAATGCAAATGGTGTAGCTGTTACAGGAACTCATTGGACTGGAACAGTTTTTATAAAACATGTAGGTGGTACATGGAATAATATTTCAGGTGGCCAATTACAAATGGAAGAATCTGACGACGGTGTATGGCAAAATTGGGGTGTACGCCCTTGGATGCCAAACTCTACCGCACGTCTAGTTGATCAGCGCGGCGAATATGTATACACAATCCAGACTGCCGGTTCAAATCAGGTTGTTTTTGAGTATGCAATAACATGGGCAGGTGCTGTTGCAATCGATATAACGCTTAGATTTGCATTACCTCAATTAGAATTTGGCACTCTTTCCACATCTCCAATGTTTAATAGTAATTCAACAATTGGGATGACTTCTAGAGCTGCAGATATACTAACTATTGATGGTATTGAGCGTACACCGATTACAGAAAGTACTGAAGTTGTAAACTATATTCGAAATCCACGCGCGGATGGTTCTAATCCAGCTGAGCCAATTAATACTGTGGTTGGAGCTTATGTGCATCCAATATATTGGGCTGATGGTGGTGGTTACGATAACGTTACAAGCTTCTTAGTAGTTGCAGGTAAAGGCGTTGAAGATGGTATACCTTATGTTGATTATCGCTTCTTTGGCGCCGCGGGTTATTTCTGGTTATTTTTTGACTCTGATATAACATCAGTTATTGGTGACACGTGGACAGCATCTGTATATTGTCGTATTATAGCTGGTAACATGGAAGGGTTTTCAAACCCTCTCCGTCTACAAATTAATGAGCGAAATGGTGCGTTTGCATTTATCGATGGAGGCGCTTCATATAATTTTGCTCCTACAACTGATCCATTAAAATCTCAGCGCTACTCTGTAACACACACATGTACAAACAATAGTACAAATAGTGTAATGTTTTCAATTGCAGCAAATATCACACCAAGTGCAAATGTTGATATAACATTACGTTTTGGTATACCAAATGTGACAAAAACATCATCTGTTGTTCTTCCAATTTTACCTGCGGTGGGTACAGTAGGAATACAGACGCGCGCAGCTGATATCGTGTAAAAGTATAATAAATAATTAAAAATTCCGGAAAAGTAAATGCTAACTGATTTCAAAGAATATTTAAGAAATAACACTAAACAGTTATTTTATGTTTTTGCAGGTAAGTCAAGCGCTTGGGCTAATGAAGCAAGTCCAACAGCTGCTAATGTATCTCTGCAAGCGCTGCAGAATGATGTGTATCATAACCTACTTTTTGGTAAGCGTTTAACAGATTCTGATGTAGCATATGCGCTTCCTAGAGTTACATACAACGTATCTGCACAAACAGTATACTCAAATTACGATATAACTGCTAATAATAATTTAGGCAGCTACACTATCACTTCAAACAATCATGTGTTTAAGTGTATTGATAATGCAAATGGTGCGCCGTCTACTGTAGAGCCTTCATTCCCTTCTACCATTCCTTTCAAAACAAGCGATGGTTATACTTGGCGTTACCTTTATACAATCGGTACAAACGATTCAAATAAATTTAGCACTGCTACATTTGTACCTATCACAACAAACAATAGTATTGCAAACTCTGCAGTGCCCGGTCCGGTCGAATTTATTAGTGTATCAAATGGCGGTAGCTCTTACAGCGCATATCATACAAGCAATATCGTAAGTGTTATTAACAGCACAGCAATAGTTATTGCAAATACAGCCTCAAATACTACAAACATCTATAAAGATTCTTCAATCTATATTCGTGGTAATTATGGTACATCACAAGTCGTTAAAATTGCTAGTTATGACGGCGCCGCAAAAATTGTAAGTTTAACATCTCCATTAGCGCTAAGACTTCAACTCGATATTAATGCAAACACATACAGTGGTATAATTGCAGCCGGTAACAGACTAACTCAAGAGACATTAGTTGGTACAATTGCAACGCACATAGGTGAGCCGTCTGCAGGTGATACGATTGTATTTTACGATAATGATGGTAACTATTCAAACGCTACTATAGTTGATGCATCTACTACTACCATTCGTATGAATCGAGTGCCAGAAGCAAACGGCGCAGCATTTGATAGCGACTATGCTTGGCGTATTGGAGCGGGCGTTGCGCAGAGCGGTACAGTAAGTGTTGCAAACGCTACCACCTTAAACGTAACCGGCACTAGCACTACATTTACAACTGCAGTTTCTGTTGGAAACTATATTCGTATTAGTAATAGAGTACGTCGTGTAGCGTCAATTACAAACAACACATTACTAGCAACTGATATCGCTTTTGGTAATGCTTTTACTTCAAACGCGTGGATTAAAGAGACTTCAGCTGGTTATTTCTCTAACGTTGAAGTTCAAACTGCGAATGCGACTGTTGAAGCAGCAGATATTAATTCATACTTAATTACATTAGGGTCTATTACCGGCAGCTTCACGACAGGTGAGCAGGTAATGCAGACTAACAATACTTCTGTAACTGCATACGGTACAGTAACCTACGCAAACACAACAAAGCTTTATGTATCTAATACACAGGGCTCGTTTGTGTCTACTGTAAATGTTGTAGGTAGTTCATCAAATGCAACAGCAACTATTGCTACAAACGGCAATGGTTATGTTTATATCGAATCAACTCCTCGTATTATTGCAAATAGCGCGACAGGTAACTGGTACAGTGGTAAAGCATTTACCTATGACGGTAATGTAGCAGTAGGTAATGTAACTGTTGTAACATTTAAGAATTTCCCGGACCAGACATTTGCGTATTCTATCTCACCTACAGTAGTTATTACGGGTGACGGTAGTGGTGCAGCTGCATATTCTGTAATTAACACATCTTCAAATTCTGTGTATTCTGTAGTAGTCACAAATTCAGGTAGCAATTATACCTTTGCAAATGCTACAATTTTAGCTAATACATTATACGGCAGCAACGCTTCACTTTCTGTAAGACTTGGACCTCTGAGTGGATCAGGTGTAGATGTAGCTCGCGAGCTGGGCACTAATGCCTACATTATTACTGCAACATTTGGTAATGGTTATAATGAAGGTTATGCTTTCCCTATTAATGGTTCGTACAGAACTGTGGGTATTATTTCAGACCCTAGCTTTGCAAATCTATCATTTACTATCAGCTCATTCTTGCGTAAGAGACTTACACTAACTAATCTTAGCGGTAGCTTTACTCTAAATGAGATAGTATATCAGCCAAACACAGCAGCTGCTGGTATTGTAGTATCATCAAACACAACTACAGTTGATATTGATAGAATCTCGGGTACGTTTATCTCAAGTACTGCTAATGACAATATTAAGGGTATGATTAGCAGTGTTACCGCTAATGTTACAGCTGTAACTAATGTGGTCTTTAGCGTAAGTAATACTTCACAGGTAATTGCGCAGGATGTAACTGATGCAACTGCAACTCCAACCGCGGCAAACACAACAGTTCTAACTGTAACAAATGTGCATGGACTATTCCTAAGCAGTAATTCTACCCTAACAGCAAATGATATTGCTGCTGGTGCAAGAGCTGCAGTTTATGATTCAACTACAAACACTTATGCACTAATCTCAAGCATTGGATCTTCACGTCGCCCAACAAACTTTACGCCTAATTCGTTTACTCAATTAGCTCGTATTACACTGACTGGTGTTGTTGGAACCTTTACTAATAATGAAATGGTAACACAGGCTAGCCAAACAGGTAATGGTTACGTTTATAATACGCTTGATCGCGACCTGCAGATTAGCTCTGTTAGTGGCACCTTTGTGATTGGTGATAAGATTATACAGAATACATCATCTGCAAATGCGGTTGTTATAAGTTCAAATTCTACTCACCTTAAATTAACAGATGTTAACGGTACATTCCAGGTTGGTAATACTATCGCTACAGTAGGAGGATCAGGTGCATCCGCAAACGTTGCAAATATATTTAATGTACTACAGCTGTACAATGTTAGCGGCAACTTCGTGGTCGGCTCTGACGTTATCACAGGCGCCACGTCAAATGCGACAGGTACTCCAAGCTTGGCCAACACTGTTTTCATGCCAGAGTTAGTGCGAGATTCAGGCGAGGTGTTATATATACAGAACAGTACTGCAATCACTCGCACTGCAAACAATCAAGAACAAATTAAATTCATAATTGAAGTTTAAGGTAAAATGGGCTTAGATACTAATTTAAACACGCCACCTTTCTATGACGACTTTAACGCTAATGATAATTTTTATCGTGTGTTGTTTCGTCCTTCTGTGGCAGTACAGACTCGCGAGCTCAATCAAGCCCAGTCTATTCTACAAGATCAGGTCGAAAAGTTTGGCCGTCATGTCTTTAGAGACGGGTCTGTAGTCGAAGGTTGCGCTTTATCCTTTGATTCAGATTACTCTTACTGTAAACTACAGGATGCATACTCAAACGGAGTATCACTAACTGTATCAGATCTTATGGGTAAGCGTATTGTAAACTCTTCAAATCTAGTTAGTATTGTTGTTAATTATGCTGACGGTCTAGTATCACAGTCACCTGATCTTAAAACAATCTTTGTCAAGTATCTTAATACAGGTACATACGGCAATGGTTCTCCACAATCAGCATATACCGCAAATGATGTATTAACAATTCAGTCAAACACTGCACCTTACATTAACCTAGGCACTGTATCTGTATACACCACTAATGATTCTATCGGTACTGGTTATGCTCTCTCTACTTCAGAGGGTGTTGTATTCCAGAAAGGTTTCTTTGTTCGTGTAGAGCCTCATACTACTATCGTTTCAAAATATTCTAATCAACCAAATGGTATTTTTGTTGGGTTTAAAACATCTGAACAGATTATCACTTCTGATATCGATCAATCTCTACTTGATAATGCTGCAGATGCACCAGGCGCAGGAGCTCCGGGTGCGCATAGACTGAAGTTGACTGCAAATCTTGTTATTCGTTACGCAAATACAACTACTTCAAATACTGACAACTTCTTCTCTATCGTTGATTTTTATGATGGTGGCCCTTCAGCTATCAGATCTGACCCAGCCTACGCAGCGCTTGGCCGTGAGCTCGCTCGCCGTACGTATGAAGAGTCTGGCAACTATATAATCAATCCTTTCATTATAACTTCAAACTCTTCGACATCAAATACTCAGCAGCTTAATGTAAATATCGATGGCGGTCTGGGTTATATTATGGGCTACCGTGTTGAACAGCGCGGCCGCCGAAGCATCAGTGTATCAAAAGGTATTGATGTCAACTACGTTAATAACGAAATCGTAACTGCTACTGGCGGCAACTATTTACTAGTCAACGAAATTGGTGGTAAGTTTAATTTTAAGAATCTCGTTAACATTTCACTACGTTCAGCGTATGCAAATGGTGTTGATTCAGCAGCAAATACATCTAACCTAATTGCTATTTCTGCACCTGGTTCTGAAATCGGTACAGCTACTATTAAGTCTATTGAGCACGATAGTGGAACATATGGTGATGCAAACGCCGTATTTAAGCTATACCTAACTAATATCAAAATGACTTCTGGCCAATCATTTGCAAACGTTAAATCAGTTTATACTAGCACCGGTGGTATTGGATTTGCTGATGTTACAGCTGCGTCTGATAATACGGTTCTGTCAGATAGTAACTTTGGTAAGCTAGTCTTCAAACTAGGTCGTACAGCTATTCGCGATCTACGTGACGTTGCTAATAATAACCTATCTACTTTTGTGTATAAAGCACAGAAAGATATTACTTTCCAGACTAACGGCACTGCAACATTCTCACCAGATGCTGGCGCTACAGGTGGTACAGAAACATTCCCGTATTCGGTTGGTGCTCTTTCTTCTGCTCAGAAGCAAGAAGATTGGATCGCGGTCGCGACTGCAACTGGTCGATCAGCAAATCTAACCGGTACAATTGCGATTACAGCTGGCCAGACAAACGTAACAGGTACAAGCACAACATTCGCGTCTGATTTTTCAGTAGGTGATTGGATTCTGGCTAGCCAGTCAGTAACACCTGCAGAAGAAGAATATAGACGTATCGTATCTATTACTAATAACACATTCCTTACAGTATCAGCAGCATTCACATATGCGCACGCTGCAGGTAATACATACGCTCAATATATTCCAAACGGTGCTTGGTTTAATCTGCATTCGCGTTCAAACACCACTGTTAATATAACATCTTCAACCGCTGCTAGAATTGATCTAAACAAAACATACACTGGTACTATACCAGCTACTGTTTATTTCCCACTACAGCGTGCAGCTGCTTCGCCGCGCACAAAGACAGTTAACAAGACTCGTTACGTAAAGATTGATTGCTCTAATAATGCAGCAAACTCAGTAGGTCCGTGGTGCCTTGGTCTACCAGACGTTTATAATGTAGCTGGCGTCTACGTTGGTAATTCTGTCACAGGTTACGTAGAAACAAATACAGATAGAACATCAGCTTTTGAGCTTGATCCAGGTATGAAAGATGATTATTATGATCTTTCATACCTTAGAATTAAGCCTGGCTCAGGCCTGACTCTCAATTCCGTCTCGCGCGTGCTTGTAAAGCTTAACCACTTCACACATTCAACAGCGACGGGTGCAGGATTCTTTGACGTTGAATCGTATCCAGTAGACGATGCTAATACAGCTAACGTTTCTGCTATTACTACTCAAGAAATTCCTATCTTTAGATCACCTTCAACTACAGAAGTTGTTGATTTAAGAGATGCAATCGACTTTAGACCTACAGCTGCAAACACAGCTGTATCAACTAACGTTATCGCATCTGCTACTATTAACCCATCGACTACAACAACGTTTACAGTAGATTCGTTTGGTTCTTACGTACCACGCCCTGATACAAACTTCTCAACAGCATTTTCATACTACCTAGGTAGAAAGATGAAGTTGTACATTGATTCACAAGGCGTTGTTTCGACATCAAATGGCGTACCAGGATCAGTTACACCTCCGGCAGAACGTGAAGGTTCGCTAACCATTGCGACACTAACACTACCCCCTTACCCAACTCTGTCTCAGACAGAAGCTCGTACGTACAGTAGACCAGATTACTCTATTAATATTGATATTCCAAAGAACCGTCGCTTCACAATGCGTGATATTGGCGTGATTGATGATCGTGTTAATAGACTTGAATACTACACCAGCCTATCTCTTCTCGAAAAGACTGCTGCTGATCTATTGATTGTTAATGCGTCTGGTGCTGAGCGATTCAAGAATGGATTCTTGGTAGATCCGTTTACTGGGTTTGATATCTCTGATACTGATAATTCAGAGTTTAATATATCTATTGATAAGAATAAAACAGAAATTCGTCCTGTTACACGCAGAACATATGTCGACATGGTGTACTCAAATACGCTGTCAACAAATACTCAGCTGACAGGCGAGATGGTAACACTACCATACACTTCTAATTCTTACATTAATCAACCGTTTGCGTCAAAGGCACGCAACTGCGTTGAAAACATCATCTGGCAGTGGAAGGGTAACGTAATACTTGATCCTTCTTCTGATACCACACCTGATGTTCTAATTGGCGCTGATGTTATTGTTGCTAACCCAGGGTTAGCTAACTGGACTTCAAACACTATTGCTAATACATGGGCAACAGCATGGGGTGATTGGCGTGTAACATCAACGGGTCTGTTTGGTAATCCTAATGGATTTACACCAAACACTACTACATCTGATGTTGCAACTAGATCTTCTGTGTCAGAACAGCTTAGAAACAGTACAGCTCTAAGCAGCCAGGCTGTGTTTACTGACGGTGAGTTTATAGATGATATCTCGATTCAGCCGTTCGTGCGTGCACGTCTAGTGCGCTTCCATGGTGTCTCGATGAAGCCTAACACGCGCGTATATCCATTCTTTGATGGTGTTAATGTATCTGTATACTGCACACCGACAAATTCAAGTTACGTAGCAACTGGCTCAATTAATGGTACACTTACAACTGATTCAAGCGGTAACGTTTACGGAACCTTTATGATTCCTGCCAATACATTCAAGAGTGGCACTCGCCTGTTTGTATTAGCGGACGTTACAGATATTAGCGCTAGTGTACCTACAACCGTATGCTCAGCACAATATATCGCATCTAACCAGCTAATCACTCGTCACAGAATTCGTGTACCTGAGGTAGCACAAACTACAACAAATCCACCTGTGGAAGAATTCACAGACCTTGGAGGTAATGGTAGTGGTGATGGTGGAGGAGGTGATGGTGGCGGTGGCGGTGATGACCCAATCTGTCAGTCATTCTTCATTAATGAAATGCCTGGTGTAATTTCAGGTGTACATATTTCAAAGATCGATGTATTCTTCCAGGCAAAAGACGACGTCTTTGGTGTAGAAATGCAAGTACGTGAAGTAGAGAACGGGTTCCCTACAACACGTATCGTACCGTTCGGTAGAAAGCTTCTACAGCCATCTGAAGTAAATATCTCTGCAGATGCATCAGCAGCTACAACCTTTGAATTTGATTCTCCTCTCTTTCTTTCTTCAGACAAAGAATATTGCTTTGTTGTAAAGCCGGTTGGTAATTGCCCGAACTATTGGATCTGGGTTGGTGAGCTCGGTCAGCCAGACGTAGCATCTGGTGTGCCAATTTACGATAACAACTCAACTGGTGTTCTATTTACATCATCAACAAATCGTGTATGGACTCCATTCCAGACAGAAGATATCAAGTTTAACATCTACCGCGCAACAATGTCATCTGCAGTAGGTAATGTTGTCTATACCAACCGCGATGCGGAATACCTAACCGTTGCTAACACAATGGGTACATTCTACATGGGTGAGAGTGTATATCAGTCTAATAACGTAGTTAGCCCTAATGCAACATCAACCAACACATCTACAATTGTTGCGGTTGGTAATGCATCAGCTAATGCACAGACAGCATTTAGCACAAACACTTATGTCTATCTGATTGGTTCAAACACAGCCAAGGTTAAGGTCGTATCATCTGTACCAAACACAACGCACATTGTTCTAACAACCAACGCAGAAGTAAATTCATCTAATGATGGTATGCTAGGTGTGTTGCGTGGTAATGGTAATCTAACCGCGAAGTTTGATTACATTGATACCTCAAACACTAAGGTAAATCTTATCGATACAACAGCAAACAGCACTGTAACATTTACTACTGGTACATACCTAATTGGTGGTACGTCTGGTGCATATGCAAACATCTCTTCTATTGATAATATTACATATTCTGTTGTTGTACCTCAATTTGGAGAACTTCTACCTGCGCAGGCACAAATTGCATGGAACATGAAGGGTTACTCAAACAGTGGCACGCAGGATAGTGCATGGCGTAGAGTAACACTAGATAATGAATCAGAACTATATGATTACATGCGTCTTGTATATTCACGCTCGAATGAGCTTAATTCACTAAGCGGTAATAAGTCACTACAGATTCGTGGTGACATGTATACAAGCAACGTAAAAGTTTCACCAATCGTTGATAATGTTAGATCTACAGTCCTGGTTATTGAGAATCTGATTACTACATCTTCAAATACAACCGGTGAAGACACAACTACTGGTACAGCAATTTCAAAGTATATTTCTAAGAAAGTTGTACTAGCTGACGGTCAGGATGCAGAAGATCTTAAAGTCTACATCGCAGCATATCAGCCTTCTGGTACAGCTGTGCGCGTATTCTGTAAGCTACTTCATAACGATGATCCAGAAGCATTTGATAATAAGGCTTGGACAGAGATGACCAATCTGTCGACAGGAATTTACTCTTCTGTTACAGATCCAACAGATCTAAGAGAATTTGAGTATGGTCTACCATCAACAAATGCTACTGCAACATCAGCATTCCTTAATGCTACAAATTCAAATATTGTAAAGTATACAAGCGCTGATGGTTCAGTATATAATGGTTACAAGACGTTTGCGATTAAGTTAGTTCTTCAGTCAGATACAGGACCTCATATCGTACCTCGCGTTGGTGATCTACGAGCAATCGCCGTTCAGGTGTAATAAATGCTAAAAGTAAAGGACACTCAAGACTTATTAAGAGATCCAAATAGCCGCGCTATACTAAATAGTAACGATAGCGCGCTACAAGCTTACAGAGCAAAACGTAATCGTGAACAGAAAATTACTGTTGTTTTGCAAGAATGGGAAGATCTAAAGAAGCGTGTTGAAGTGTTGGAACAAATGTTGAGCTCAGGAAAATAATATAAATGTCCGTTGTAATTACCCCGATTGATGTTAGTAATACATCGTTTACTTTCGGCTCTTGGGTTGCAAAAACAAACACTATTATCGATTTCATATCATCTAACGCTGTATCGCTAGATTCAACTTCTGGTGGTTCTGTTACAACAGGTAATGGTGTAGTTAATGGAGTCTTCTCTATTACTACATTAGGTGTTTCTACCCTGCGTGGCGGTAACGTATCAGCTTCTGCGCCGATGAATGTAACCACTAATACAGTGTTTATTAACGGTGCAAATACAACACTATCTGTTAATAATGATGTAGTTACTAGTAACGTCGCGACCAGAATTAACAGCACACTAACAGTAACATCGGTTGCTAATCTACAATCTACTTTAAATGTTAATGGTGCAGTTAATGTTACAAACAGCGTAACTGTTAATGGCACACTAACTGGTAATGGCGCAGTAACATTTACTACTACACTAGCAGTTAATACTTCTGTTACTGTCGGTAATTCTACCGGTAACGTAGTTATTAATAGCACTGCTATCAACATTGGCGGTAATATTATCAACAGCACATCTTCTGGTTCTTCTGCAGATATTTCTGCAAACTCGATTACAGTTGGTGCTAACGTCAATATGAATACGACGTCTACGCGCGTCGGCAATTCAACAATAATTGGCGATAGAGTTACTGTTGGTAATTCTACTGTTAACAGCTTTGTCACTCAAACTAGTTTAGTTACTGGTAATACAACAGCTAACCTTACTATCAATTCAACTACATTGCGCGTAGGTAATTCAAGCGTTAACACTGCTATTAATACATCGTCAATTACAACCTCTTCGGTTATTGACGGTATTGGTAATGTAAGAGATATTCCACAAAATCCACAGACAACAAGCTATTCATTACTTGTTACTGATGCTGGCAAACACATCTCTATTACAACTGGCGGTGTAACTGTACCAGCTAGCGTATTCTCTGTCGGACAAACAATATCAATTTATAATAACTCCGGTAGTGATCAGACTATCACTCAAGGTGGAAGCGTTACTTTAAGATTTGCTGGTACAGCAAACACAGGTAACAGAACATTAGCACAATATGGTTTAGCTACTGTTCTATGTGTTGGAAGCAATATATTTGTGATTTCTGGAGCAGGTCTATCTTAATATGAGTATCATGCAGATGATGCTCGCGGGTAGCTACAGACGCATCAATTTAACAGTTGCTGCAAATACTCGCGATTACAATATTTTTACACAAGCAGGATCTCCCGCTACTGATGTTGATGTTTACGTAACAGTCAACTCTGGTATTATAATTGGTTCAACCTCAACAGCTACTCCTGCACTAACGACAGGCAGTGGTTGGACACAACGTTCACGCATCTTTCTAATTAACAATGGCACTATCATGGGACGTGGTGGTGCTGGTGGTATCGGTGGTTCTAATGGTAACGGTTTTGGTGGCAGCGCTGGCGGTACAGCTATAGATCTAACCAAAGACATTACTATCACTAATAACTCTGCAATTTACGGCGGCGGTGGCGGTGGTGGCGGAGGCGGTGCAAGCGGTTCAAACGCCGGCGGTGGTGGTGGTGGCGGTGGAGCTGGTGATATTGGAGGTACAGGCGCCGCTGGAGGAACACCAAGCGGAAATGCCGGCGCAGCAGGTACAAGTTCAGGCCCCGGCAACGGTGGAGCGGGTCTTTCATGGTCGCAATCTAGTGGTGGTAAAAATCCAGTAACTACGTCGGGTGTTTCTGGTGCTGGTGGTAATGGTGGTAGCTTTGGCGCCGCAGGTAGTTCAGGTACTGCAGCTACAGGTGATGGTACTCTTTTTTCTGGTTCTGGTGGTGGTGCTGCTGGTAAGGCTATTAATTTAAACGGTTACACTGCTACATTTACAACTGGTGGTACTAACCCTAATGTACTAGGAGCGATCTCGTAATTATACTATGAATATTCGTTATGAAAAATTTCATCCTATTGAAGATACACCCGCTGAGTATTTGTATAATATAGTATGGGCTGAGATATTACAAAAAGAGCCCACAATTGAGAATATTAGAGTGATTACTTCGACTATGGAGGCGTGGGTTGCTTTTATTGATAAGAAGCCTGTAGCAATTCAAGTAGTAGAACCAGTAGCAAATACTGCCAGAGTTAATCAAATAATCTCGTGGACTACACCTTATATGAGAGGTCAGGGTCTATTCAAAAAATTAAATGCTGTTGTTGATAGAGATTTATCCGCGCGCGGTTATACGCATTATATCTCATATATAATCAGCACAGAGAAAGAAATGTTACAGGCTGTTTTAAACCGTGGCGGTAGAATAACAGAGTATAAATGTGTTAGACCGATCTATACTCCGGAGCAAATTAGTAATGAGTAATATAGTATATACACCCCCTTCAGCTCATGATCCTAACTTAATCATGGCTATTAATGATAAGTGTGAATATCTGGGATGGGTTGATAAGACTTCTCCTGCAGTTTATAAGCAAGTATTTGTATCTCCACCTAATGAGGACGAATGGAGATATGATGAGGTTCGCCACTGCTGGTACCGCGTATGGCCTGTCGATAAAGATGGTAACATAACAACTGTAAATCATGCAGTTGATCTAGTTGATGTTCCGCCACCTGCAGGTAATATGAAATGGAATTCTGAGATTTCGCAGTGGGAAGATATTATACCTATTGAGCGTCAAAAAATAGAATATCGCCGCGAAGCAGCACGTATGGTTGATTTTATTTTGAGAATGGAATGCGACTCAGATGAAGATTTTCATAATGAAGTTGTTCTGATGCGCAAACATCTAGAGCAGTATTGGGCTGAAAGAGGTAAAATTAACACATCTAAAGCAAGTAAGCAATGTGCGTTGTACCTAGAATCACTAAACGACGAAGCCAATATTATTAGTGATGACCTTAAAGCTGCTCGTATTCAATTTCTGGTTAATATTAAAGATATAGAAAAAATCTAAAGGTGAACTTTGCGTGTAATTGATTACGCAGCTACAAAAGTTGCAGAAATTGGTTTTGATTTAAAATTAATTGATGATAATGAGTTGTTATTTTTAAAAAATACCGCTCATCAATTCTCACAGATTGATCGCACATTAAGTTTTAATATAGGACCTAACGCGACACCTTTGACAAAACTACCAACAGGTGTTGAGAAGCGCTCTTTGGAAGAAATATGTAATGAAGCTGCGCGCGACCTAATATCCTTAAACGACAATCTAAGCGTATACTGGAGTGGAGGAATAGACTCCACGTTAGTATTGATATCTCTGCTAAAAAATAACATAGATATCAATAAGTTAACAGTCGTGTTATCATCGTTCTCAATAGCAGAATACCCAGATTTCTACAATGAATTTATACGAGATAAGCTTAAGGTTCGTAAAGTAGGAGCTTCTATATTCTCGCATATGAATCCTGAAGAGATTATAGTAACCGGAGAGCATGGCGATCAGATTTTCGGCTCAGATAATATATTTCTATATGAAGATTTAAATCGTTTCAAAGACGTCTATACAGATTCGTGGGAAGATGGCATTATTTTACGTACAGGTGTTAAGAAATCTGTTGAATATATTGAACCATTAATTCGAAATGCACCGTTTAAGATTAAGAACGCATTTGATTTGTACTGGTGGTATAATATTACATGCAAATGGCAGCATGTACAGCTTAGAATGTCATCACATTACACAAAAGAACAAATGCCTTTATATTTTAAAAACGTCAAACATTTTTATAATACAGATGCTTTTCAGCGGTGGTCATTAAATGAAGATAACCACCGTAATTTAAAATGTCGTGATACTATAACCTCCTATAAATTTGAAGCAAAACGTATCATTCGTGAATTCACTAAAGATACTGCATACGAACAGAATAAACTTAAACTAGGATCATTACCTACGCATGTGGGTAAACCTTATCTTGTTCTTCTTGAAGATTATACGCGAATTTTATGCGATGCAGATAAGTATCGACATAATTTCTCAGCTGAAAAATTCAGAGAAGAGAACGGGTTCGAGTTTAAGGATTTATTCAATCGTGATAGTAAATAATGATGAAAAGTACTTTTTAAACGGGCATGCATGCGAAAAGATTAATCGCACTAGAAGTATTAAAGGTCCATGCACTGCTTTTGGTGTGGTCTTAAACGATAAAGCGATTATTAACGATCGTAAAATAGTATCTCCTAATGAGTATTTCTGCATAGGAGTATCAGAAGGTGAAGAGCTTTTAATTACTACATGGCCAACAACTATAGTAGCACTCTTTACAGTTAGAAACTACGTTAGAAAAAATAATGTGCTAGCTGGTACCTGGAATGAGCTCAGGGGTGATCAGCTTTATATTGACGGTTGTACTGATACACTTCTAATCTGCCCATCTAAGCTTGGTGATCCGTGTCTTAATGCGTTGTATGTTGAGCCAAACACAACTCAGACAGAACATACGCACCCTTCATTACGCTTTGGAGTGATTGTAGCAGGTGCAGGCTCTATGTTTAAAGAAGGTGTAGAATATAGTCTGCTGCCCGGAACTGTATGGGTTATAGAACCCAATACTAAGCACTATTTTAAAACAGCTGATAAAATGTTAACTACCATAGCTTATCACCCAGATAGTGATTGGGGCCCGACAGATCAAGTACACCCCATGCTAAATAAAACAAATATCATATGAAATAATTAAGGGTAAAGTAAGTGGCTGTTAAACTAAACATCACTATTGATCAGGGTTCAGACTTCTCTGTTAACCTAGATCTCACTAATGAAACAACTGAACAACCTATTGACTTAACAGGTTACACTGGACGAGCACAGTTTAGAAAGAGTGTATACTCAACAAACTCAACTAGTTTTGGAGTAAATCTCGGTGGTAACACTGGCGTGCTTACACTATCTTTACCAGCAGCATCAAGCTCAAACGTGTATCCAGGTCGATATCTTTATGATATTGAAATAGTATCTCCATCAAACACTGTAACACGTGTGGTTGAAGGTATAGTAACAATTACTCCGGAGATTACCAAATAAATGAGTAATACGAATATTCGTGTAACATTATCTTCTCCGACTCCAATCGCGATTAAGTCATCAGGTGGCGTTGTAACCCTCTCTCAGCTGAATGATGTTAATGTTGCCTCAAAGACAGACGGTCAAGTTCTAACCTATTCAAATGGAATGTGGGTTGCTGCAGATGTAGGGTCATTCTCTATCAATACAGCAGCTGCTATTGCTGTCAGTAACGGACTTTCAAAAGCTGATTCTGGTTCTAACACTACAATCTCGATTAATGACACTACTGTTACACCAAATAGCTACGGTAACTCTACTCATTTTCCTACGTTTACGGTTAATCAGCGCGGCCAGTTAACTGCTGCTGGCACCCAAGCTGTACCAAATACTGGTACAACGTATGTTATTGGCACATCATCAAATACTTCTAGCGCGAACGTCCGCTTAACTGACGCAGCAAATACGAATACTGATGTTAAGTTTATTGGTGCTGGTGGCACAACTGTTACATCGAACGGTACAGTCATCACTATTGAATCGCAAACAACGAGCGATAATAATACAATTTACGATCTATCTGTATCCGCTAACGATACGATAGCTAATATTACATTAACCGGTAACGATAGCACAACAGATGTAGTTAGAGTGACTGGTAATGGTGCTGTAAATGTTAGCTCAAATGCTACGCATATTATCGTAACAGCCCCTGTCGTAACAGATACAGATACAACTTACACTATTAACACTCCTGCGAATACAACTGCAGGCGCTAATGTAAGATTAACATCTTCTGGTAATGCTAATACAGATGTAAAAATTATCGGTGCAGGAACTGTAAACGTACAATCAAACGGTTCAGTAATTACTGTCACGGGAACTGGTGGTACTGGAACTACTTATGATTTTGCGCTGGGTGCTGCAAACACCACAACCGCTAACTTAGCATTAATTGGTTCTGATGCATCTAATGATGTGATCCGTATTACTGGTAATGGTATTGTTAACGTTAGCTCTAATGCGACACATATCGTTGTATCTGCACCAGCGCCAACCGACAATAATACGACTTATGATTTAACACTTGGCGCTGCTAACACAACAGTAGCAAACATCGCTCTATCTGGATCTGATTCTTCCAACGATGTAATTAGATTTACAGGTAATGGCGCTGTAAACGTCATCTCGAATGCTACACACGTCATTGTATCTGCTCCAGTAGTTGTAGATACCGATACAACATATACACTCGGATTTACACAGAATAATACTAGTGCAAACGTACGTCTGACTTCGTCTGGTAATGCTAATACAGATGTAAAGTTTGTCGGCACTGGTCTAGCAACTGTTAATTCTAACAGCTCTGTAGTTGCTGTACATGTACCAGCACCAGCTGATAATAATACAACATATGATCTAACGCTTGGCGCTGCGAACACAACTGTCGCTAATTTAACATTAGTAGGCTCAGATGCAACAAATGATCTGGTAAGATTTACTGGCAATGGTGCTGTAAATGTTATTTCAAATGCTACGCATGTTATCGTATCTGCTCCCGTTGTAACAGATACCGACACAACGTATACAATTTCTGCAGTCACTACAACCGGCGGTGCAAACGTACGCCTGACTTCATCTGGTAATGCAAACGACGATCTAAAGTTTACTGGCACTGGTACAGTAACAGTAACTCGTACAGATGTAGATACAATTACTATTGACGGCGCGGCGGCAGTCTCTGCTCCTGGCGGTGCAAACACGAATATTCAGTATAATGATTCTGGTGCACTTCAAGGTGCTGCAGGATTTACATTTGATGAAACTACAAATAACGTAACTCTTGCAAATACATTTACAGCTGCAACTATTAATGCTACACTAGGCGCCAACGTTGGCGCTAACGTATTAATTAATACTTCTAGTATTTTTGTTGGCAACTCAACAGCTAATCTAACTACAAATTCTGGTTCAGTCGTAGTAGCAAATAGCACTAATACTGCAACTCTAAATCCTGTTAGCTTGACTATCGGTACAACTGTAGCTAATACAACTGTTGTACAGGCAGCTAATATTAACTCTACCGGTAATATTAACGGCGTATCGGCTATAATGACGACTAGCGCTAATGTGGGAGCTAACGTCTCTCTTTCAACAAGCGCGCTTAATATCGGTAATTCTACAGCGAACGCTGTTACTCAAAGCACATCTATTACTGTTGCAAACACAACAAACACTGTTACAATTAACCCTATCAGCGTCACTATTGGTACTACAGTAGCTAACACAACAGTTGTTCAGTCAGCAAACATCAACTCAACAGGTAACGTAAACGGCGTGCAGGGTGTATTCACTACAGCTGCTAACGTCGGCGCTAACGTTTCTCTATCTACATCTAGAGCATTTGTAGGAAACTCAACTGCTAACGCTGTTGTTCAATCTACATCAATTGCAGTCGCAAACAGCACTAATACAGCAACCCTGAATCCTATTAGTTTAACTATCGGTACTACAGTTGCAAACACTACTGTAGTGCAGGCAGCAAATATCAATTCGACAGGCAACGTTAACGGTGTCAGTGTTACAGCTACTACTTCAGCAAATGTCGGTGCCAACGTAAATCTCTCAACATCTCAACTGTTTATTGGTAACAGCACTGTTAACGCAGTTGTTACTCAATCAACTGGAGCGTGGACCAACAGCACAGTTAATACGCAGGTTACTATTGGTTCTGTAGCAGTTGCTAACTCTACTCTAGCATCTAATCTACAAAACGGCCAGTTAAATATTGGTGCTAATAGCATAATCAATACAACAGCTGTTTATGAGGGTAACTCAACAGTCAACGCTGTCATGAGACAAGCGGGTCTTGTAGTTGCTAACAGCACTATCTCCACTAATGTACAGACAGGCGCTATTAATATTGGCGCTAACAATAATCTAAATGCGACTGCACACTTTATTGGTAACTCAACTGTAAATACTAATATTTCTGCGACAAGCATTGCTGTTGCAAATAGCACTAATACAGCTACCTTAAATCCTGTCAGCTTGACTATTGGTACTACTGTAGCCAACACAACTGTTGTACAATCTGCGAATATTAACTCAACAGGCAATGTTAACGGTGTATCTGCAGTTATGACGACTAGCGCAAATGTCGGCGCTAACGTCAGCCTAAGCACAAGCCAGTTAAACATTGGCAATTCAACTGTTAATTCAGTAACTACACAGTCAAGTGGCGCGTGGACTAACTCTACCACAAATACTCAAGTTGCTATTGGCTCTGTTGCTGTAACTAACTCAACCGTATCTGCAAATATGCAGATTGGTCTGGTTAACGTTGGTAATTCAACAGTTAATGTTGTTGTCAATAGCAGCGCAGTAGCCATTAATACGATTAATGCCGCTACAGTCGCAAACCGCACTCAGGTAGCAAATAATAATACACTGGTTGGCACACGTGGTAGATTAAATCTAATTCAAGGTACTAATATTACACTTGAAGCTTCTGACGATTCTACTGGTGGTCAGATAAACGTAATTATTAATAGTTCAGGTGGTGCGTCAGTCGGCGGCTCCAACACACAATTACAGTTTAATGATTCTGGTGTAGCAAATGGCTCAGCTGGGTTTACATTTGATAAGACAACTAACAATGCTACCGTAGGTAACACTCTAACAGTTCCAGTAATGAACGCAACTACTGGTGCAAATGTTGGTGCAAATGTTAATATTACAACCTCTGCTGTTCAAATTGGCAACAGCACTGTTAATACTAACATTTCGGCAACAAGCCTGGCTGTAGCAAATTCGACAAATACTGTTACGATCAATCCAGTTAGTGTTACTATCGGAACAACCGTTGCTAATACGACTGTTGTTCAATCTGCTAATATCAATTCGACAGGCAATGTTAATGGTGTTAGCGTTCTGGCAACAACTTCTGCTAACGTTGGTGCAAACGTAAGCCTATCAACTAGTGCATTAAATGTAGGTAATTCAACTGCAAATGCAGTCCTGCAATCGACTTCAATGACGGTTGCAAACACAACTAATACAGTCACGATTAATCCAATCAGTGTTACTGTTGGCACTAGCGTAGTTAATACGACTGTAGTACAAGCTGCAAATCTTAACTCGACTGGTAACGTTAATGGTGTTAGTGTTGTCGCGACAACTTCTGCTAATATTGGCGCCAACGTAAATCTTAGCACATCAGCTCTATTCATTGGCAACTCAACAGTTAACGCTGTAGTTAATCAAACAACAGGCGCTTGGACTAATTCAACTGCAAACACTCAAGTAACTATCGGTTCTGTTGCAGTCGCTAACTCTACAGTTGCGTCTAACCTACAAATTGGTCAGCTAAACGTCGGCGCAAATTCTGTTATTAATACAACAGCAGTCTACGAAGGTAACTCAACAGTTAATACTGTTATGAGGCAGGCGGGTCTTGTAGTTGCTAACAGCACTATATCTACTAACGTACAAACAGGCGCTATTAATATTGGTGCAAATAACAGTCTGAATGCTACAGCACATTTCCTTGGTAATTCGACTGTAAATACAAATATTCTTTCGACGAGTATTGAGGTTGCAAACAGCACTAACACTGCGACACTGAACCCAACTAGTCTGACAGTAGGTACGACTGTAGTTAATACTACTGCAGTTCAGTCTGCAAATATTAACTCTACTGGTAATGTTAACGGTGTTTCTGCAAACTGGACTACTAGCTCACTAGTTGGCGCAAACGTTATTGCAAATACAACAGCAGTGTTTGTCGGCAATTCTACAGTTAACGCTGTAGTTAATCAGACAACTATTACGATTGCTAACAGCACGATTACTAGCAACCTGCAAACAGGCCAGCTGAATATTGGTGCAAATTCCGCGGTTAACTCTACTGCTGTATTTACAGGTAACAGTACAGTTAATGCTATACATAATCAGGCTGGTATCGTTGTAGCAAATTCAACGATTTCTACAAACGTACAAACAGGTGCGATTAACGTCGGCGCTAATAATAATCTAAACTCTACAGCACATTTCATCGGCAACTCATCTGTAAATACTATTACATCTCAAGCAGGTTTGGTGGTTGCTAACTCAACTGTGCAAACCAACGTACAGATTGGTCTAGTTAACGTTGGTAATTCAACAGTTAATGTTGTTGTTAATAGCTCAAGTGTTTCAATTAATGGTACAAACGCTGCAACTCTAAGCAATAGAGATTCAGTTGCAAATAACAACACTCTGATCGGAACACGCGGCCGAATCAACTTTATTCAGGGAACAAATATTACTCTGAATGTATCAGATGATTCTGGTGGCGGACAGGTTAATGTTCAAATTAGTGCTTCTGGAGGTGGAACTCCTGGAGGAGCGAATACGCAAATCCAGTATAACGATAGCGGAACATTTAATGGTTCGGCAGGCTTCACTTACGATGAAGTTTCCAATAATGTTACTGTTGGAAACACATTAACTGCTGCGATTGTTAACGCTACAACTGGTGCTAACGTTGGTGCTAACGTATTACTAACAACATCGCAAGTATTTGTCGGTAACTCTACCGCAAATGCGGTTCTGCAAAGTACTTCCTTTGCAGTTGCAAATTCAACAAATACAGTAACAATCAACCCAATTAGTGTCACTGTCGGAGCATCGGTAGTTAATACTACTATTATTGCAGTTGGTGCTAATAATCAGTTGAATGCAACTGCACATCTTATTGGTAACTCGACTGTTAATACAGTTATTAACAGTACTTCGA